ATTTAAAGTCTTTAAACCTTAAACTTCAGAAAAGAGAGAATGTTCGGCGCGAAATTATCAATCGTGCGCCGACTAGGGGGTCCTATGACCCCTCGCTTACAAACGTTCGTTTGCAATACGACAGTTGCTAGTATGCAGAAGCTAATTCCTTCGGCGGTACCTATTGAGGACCGATTAGAAGGGATTTCCCCTAGTGGGGAGTCTGACGAATTTCAGTCTCGTCAGAAGCTATGTTCAGTGGGTGGATCGATTTCTACTAAATCCGCTGAAAACCTCATACTCGTAGTCCGTGACAGATCATGTCAGGACTTGGGAGCTTCGGCTTCCATCATACAAATAGTAGAATCACTAGCTTGGCCCTTCATCGCTCGCCGCTCCTTGAAACACGAGTGGTTTACCGATGTTGAGTTGAATCGCTTCGTTAAGTCATTGCGGGAAACTGCAAGTCGACTTGTACAAATCGAAAGTGAAGATAACCGAGAGCAGACCTTTTGCAAGTTCTGGCTCGATACCTACCTCTGTCAGGTGATGCACGACCCTCAGCGCCCAGCGCGTGAGGATTGGATCACCTGCCCACTCTTTTCGGGATGGTGCTTAAATTTCATTAAGCGTGCTGTCGCCAGGCGCGACCTCCGTTTCATCTATTCTTTGCAGAAAGGCAGTAAAAGATACTGGCCCTCTCTGGGAGAAGTGAAGAAGGAGGCTGCGCTCCGCAAGCATGCTTTCAGGCTTTCAAATGATCATGGATCATTGACCCTGGAACTCAGTGACGCTATACGCTCTGCGTCATTTGAGGTGTTCTCGAGTCTCCAACCACATAGTTCGCCCTTCCATCGGAAGGCCTATATGGTTCAGGATGTCTCTAAGTACACAAAATTTATGCCGTCTGGTTCTGCATGTCTACAAGCGAGTCGCCGTGAAGGCGGTGCATTGAAACTTGTGCAGAAACTAGACTTACCATCTGTTCTTGAGACGACCGACGAATCCCGTGTCATTGGGAAGTTGCCTGCCCTCTCGCTGTCTGTCAATAATTGGAGAAGATCAACATACTCCGATGTTCTCGATAAAGCGATTGGGTCCTTGGGCGTGTCGGATCGTGTGGAAAGAACGGTCGTTGATTCCAACGGAAACCTGTTGAAAACAGGCGAGGTCGTTGATCATTGTGCCGCCTTTGACGTTGAAGTCGTTGCTATCCCAGAGCCTGGGAAGTTTCGAATCATTACAAAGGGTGACGGTTACCTTTACACAGCATTGCAACCCCTTCAGGGTGCAGTGCTGGATTGCTGGAAGAAACATCCGGCAAGTACGATGCTCCATGATGATCTCCTGGAGAGTGTACAGAAGCTCGATCGAAATGTCAAGCTACCTTTTTGGTGTAGCGTTGATTACGAAGCTGCCACCGATCTGCTAAAGAAGGATGCTATATTGGCCGCGTACGCGGCCTTGCATTCTGTTCCGTTAGGTGATCTGGGATGGCTCAGCTTTGAGCCGGGTATTGCGAAATACCCGTTCGGTGAGGTGTGGCGGAGCGAGGGGCAATTGATGGGCCATCCATTGAGTTTCCCTTTGTTATGCGTTATTAATCTGGCTGTTTACAGACTATCCATCGTGAGATGGATGCAGGATGTGGACGGTCGGCCTTCTTCTGAAGTGTTTCGACGAAGAAGGATTGCGGAGTCGATGTATCGTAATGTGCTGGTGAATGGAGATGACATGCTTTTCAAGTGTGAACATTCCTTTTACTCGGTGTTCTTGGAGACGGCTCATGAGGCCGGTTTCAAGATATCACAAGGCAAGAATTACCTGTCGCCCGATGCGTGCATGATCAATTCCCAGACTTTCATTCGTTCGAAAGCCGGAAACATGGCACGTAAGGGTTACCTGAATCTGAAGTTGGTCTACGGAACATCCCTGAAAGAGGGAGAATCCGCAACAACTCCGACCCAAGTGGGGAAAGAACTCTCCAAGATGGTGTCTCAGGTCCATTGGGCAAACTGTGCGATCCCGTTTGCATTTAAACGATGGAAAGACGATTGGTTCGGACCAGTCTATAGGCCTAACTGGTACCTCCCTGTTCATTTGGGGGGTTTCGGTGTGTCCTTGAAGTATGGTCCTTCGGACATCGGTGTTACGAAGAGTCAGAGATCCATTGCAGCACGGTTTATAGCAAACCCGGCATTGGCCCTCTATCGTCGTAAGGGTATAAGTTTACCCGTCGCAAAATTAGCTGGCGCTCTCGCCAAATGGCAACTAATTCCCGACAACGAAAAACTCGTTGAGGAACTGGAGAACGATTTGTCGTTTACCAAGGAGTTGGATGATGACTGGTTGGCACGGTTAGCTTATGCTTTCCGTGCCTCCCGGTCGCCAACTTCGGAGGTTTCCGACAGGATCCTGATTCACAAGTTCCGCCCGGAATCGCGGCTCAAACCACTTTCATTTGCTGGCTTGCTGCGTTACTGGGATGCGCATTTCTATGCGCATTGACTTCCTGCCTGCCCACCAATAGGGCTCTTGAAATTGAAGCATGTTGCGTTGTAAACGCGATTGCCGTCCCGTGTGAACGGGGACGTTAAACATACGTTCGCATGGGGTCGATGATGGTAATAGTCCAAAACGGTGGGGGTCAGTAACAAGCTGATCACCTCAATAGTTCCGTGCTAACCAGAATGCCGAGAGACTATACGGCACTTCGTGGGGGAATGACAAATGATGTCTTCATCCGCTACGTTCATCTTCGATGTATAGTCCCTGTGTTCAACAGGTATCCCATACTTTGTTCTTTCAATTTCTCTTCAGATCATTCCCTATGACTCTGACCAAACGCACCTCTCAGACCAAGAAGGCTAACAAGCCTCGCAAGTCAGCCCCTCCTCTTGGAGCGTCGCCCCAACGGCGATCAAGGACCCGTTCCGATAACGGCGTCTACCTCCAACCCCGTGGACAGCCTGTCCACATCTCATCTCAACCGGCCACGTACATGTCGACCACTGTCGACCCTACGTGGTCGCGTATGGAAGGAAGAGTCCAACACCCAGAACTGGGTGGTGGCGTGCGCATCGCCGGTCGTCAGCTCCTAACGAGCGTGACTACCACGGCGGGCGACGTTCAACTCTTTGCTGCAAATGGTGCCACTCTGACTGGGATCAACTCCATTCAGATTTCCCCGGACACGCTTAACGGTCGCCTTGCCCTCCAGGCAAGGAACTACGATCGTTATTGTTTCCGGAAATTGGCATTCACCTACGTCTCAAGGATTCCAACAACACAGGCAGGCTCAATGGCCCTGGCCTGGATTAATGATCCCACAGCGATCGCTCCCACCTTTGTTCTGGTGACGAGCATGTCGCCGTGCATACAGACGACTTTCCACACGCCCATCGCCACACTGTTAGCAGTTGACGATATGAGTACGACAAAGACCTGGTTTACCCTCTATGACAATACGTCATTGGCGGGGCAACGAGAGACTGTCCAAGGTACATTCATG